CGCAAAATTCTAGTAAAGTCTCATCAATCATCACCTAATTCCTCCATGTGTAAGTTATTTGCGTGCGCTACAAGTGTGGTTAAGTAGCCAATGGCTGTCATCATACTTTCGTCGTGCGGGTTAAAGCTATAAACAAGCGTAGTCTGCTCATCTTCAACAGGAGCAACCGCTAGTAGTACAAATTGGATCGGATCAAAGTCAACTGCCTGCGAATCTCTTATCGCTTGCAGTAATATTGCCTCAAACTCACTCAATCCATCCAGATCAATGTGATCTTTAAAGTTAATTACGTTAGTCATTGCGCTTTACTCCTGCATTCCATCGGTCCGGCCAAGCTGGACAAGGCCAGCCAAGCCCAGATAGCCACTTGTGCAATATGTTGTAGACCTTATTGTGCTCATCTACCGCTAAATCCTCGGTAAATGCTTTTCTTACCACTGCTGCTTGCACTGGCTTCCAAAGATTTTCCTTAACTGTTAGCTTTTGCCAAGGTATTTCAAAACCCTCTTTCATCGCAGCAAGGACAACACGCTGATCAAGGCCAGCATCGTTTAATTCCTCGGCTAATAACCCGCACCATAAGTGAAAAGAATCCCTTTGCGATTTAGTTTTTGGCTTTTTTCCGGCGCTAATCGCCGTAATTGTGACCATGTAACCATCTTTACTGTATTCAATAGGCGCATTTAGCAATGCTGCGTGCAATTGACACCTTTCTGCTACCTTAAACTCCATCGTTACCACCTCGCAAGTAGTATAGGAAGCCATCGGTCGGCTGAGTGCAAGCTAATTCCTCGTCCGATAGCGATGTAGGCTCATTCCTGCGGCGCTTAAACTTTTCCACATCTTGTCTATGAACGCCGACTGCTTCAGCTATCTCAGTATTTGTTAGCTCCGTATGATCCAAAAGCTTTATCATTTTTCTGGTCATACCATCATTAAAATTCATAATCCCTCTTCCTTAATAACTCTTTTAACGTAATCAGAATCAACTCCGCAGACCTCTGCGTGCCAAAGCTCTCCATCAAGATAGCCTTTAGCATTGTTAATCAGATTCCTTTCTTCCTGTGATGGTTGGCGCATCATAACCTGGTCCCAGTTGTGCTTATCAATCAAAGCCAACTCGATAACCGATAGCATCAGCTTCTTTTGTGGCGATGCCCAACACTCAGAGTTGTGATCATAGCCAAACATAGGCGCTAATCGCTTAACAACAGAGTGAATCTTAATGAAGTTATTTCTCCACTCTACGTTTTTAGTCTTCCCTGCTCGGCTGCTAGTAGTCACAGTTTTAAATTTCGATTCCATAGTTGCGTTACAATTTTTGTTTTCTTGGCTTCCATGTCCAGCGTGTTAATGTGCCATCCATGTACGTTTGTATTCTTGGGTAACGGCGCACTGTAAAGCAATCCACCATTCTCCATCGATCTTAAATGCCTATTTATATCACTTGGACGTTTATCCATATCTTCAGCGTATTGCTTTGCTGTTTTTCCTGAATAATTTTTAACTCGATTATAAAGATCAATTCTTACTGGATGATCCTTAACCTCGTTATATCTTTTTTGATGCATATTAGTAATCACTTATATTCCCCTCTAAAGGCATAGCCTTACCTTCTCTACTTGTAAATTGCATACTATCTTTGTGAAAGTATAACCCAAAATCTAACTCTGTCCCATCTTGCCGGTTTTTAACAAGTTTTAGTAAAACGTCTGGCTCAGTTAAGAACTTTTCATTAAAAGGATAATTGTTATTCGGATCATTTCTTATCGCTATTGCTTTCTCTCTAGCTTTATTTCTGAACACTACAAAAACCTTATCCGCTAGATCAGATATTTCACCAGCGCCTCTGATACTAAACTTACCGACCTGCTCATTCTCATCTGCACCTTTGCGCATGTGGCACACTAAATGAATGTGCATGTTGTACATTTTAGCGGCTGCTCTTAACTGATTAACAAACTCACCTTGCGCTGTGTAGTCTTCACGACCAACGCCACACATTGTTAAACTATCTATCGCTAAGTGATTGATGTCAAGCTCTTGCCCAGCATAGTGTACAAGGCCCAATATACGCTCCTGCGGAACTTTATCCAAACAATCATAAATGTGTCCTACCTCTTTCATTCTCTCCAACCAACCTAGCGCAAAATCTCTTGATGGTGAGCAGCCTGCTGCTTGTGAGCACATCCATTGTAATGTTTCTTCTGGCTTCATCTCCATTGACGCTACCAAACACCTGCGACCTCTAGCCATTAAATAAGTAAAAACATTACTCAGCAAAAGTGTCTTGCCGTGACCATTAATTCCTGACCATATTGATAACTGGCCCTGACCTAACCTAACAGCGCTATGTGTCTTTGACCAAGGTAGTTTATCGCCAACCAAACCACTGCCACCCTCCAACTGCTTTAGTAACCTATCGCCATAGGAATTAAATGCGCCAATTTCTTGACTCTCTTGCTTCCCAATAAAACCTAGTAACTCTTTATCCGTAATATCAATCTTTTGCATTTCTCTCTCCTAGTGTTTCCCATGCTTTTGCTGCTGTCTGCGGAACTACAGCATTACCTAAAAGTCTAATTCTGTCCACCCTATCGGTACACCCATCAACCACTCTACCCACTCTGGGTTCAAGCAGCCACTTGGCATACTCGGATCTTTTACCTTGGCGCACAAGTAACTCTTGTTGTCCATGTGCACCTGGCTTTTGCTTCCTACTGGCCCGCAATCCTTGTACTCGCTCGCTCTGGGAGTCGGCCAAGATATAGACTCGCTTTCTTTGGTGTGCTGCGCCAACTTCACGCGCTGAGAATATTCCCCACGTTGCTCTAAAACCATCTTCTTCCAAGTCGCTGATGACGCTGGAGAGTCCCAACGATATGTGTCCTTCGACATTCTCGAAAAAGCATCTATCTGGCCTGATGGTTTCAATGTGCTCTCTGATTGTCGGCCACAAGTGTCTGGGATCATCTTCTCCTTTTCGCTGTCCTGCTGCTGAGAACGGCTGGCAAGGATAGCCGCCAGTGATAATGTCAACTGCTCCTCGAAATAAGTGTGCTGGGAAGGTTTTAAGATCCGTCCAAATAGGTGCTGGATCCAACTGACCCGATTCCATCTTAGCGACCAGGTTCGCAATGGCGAAGGCTTCGATCTCCACATAAGCGATGACTCGATGCTCGACTCCAGCAAGCTCAATTCCTCTTTCGATTCCACCGTATCCGCTACAAAAGCTAATGACGGTTGGTAATTCTTTGGTAGTACCCACATTTCTCTCTCCTTAATAAACAAATACTTCTTGTTCAGTTTCTATCCAGACTGTTGCACCACAAGAAAGTGGACTGTTTGGCCTACTCACCACCTTAGCTATAACATTGCGATCATCGTCAAAAATGTCAACCTGAAAGCTTTTTCTGTTCTGTTTGTAATCTTTAGCTGTCAATGGCGGCTTTAACTCGCCATCAGGATTCTTCTTGTTATATTTAACATTGTGCTGATTAACATGTATTCTAGTTTTCATATTTACACCCATATTGATGGCTCTTGCTGTCTGCTATCGCCTTTCTTGATCGTTAATACATCCCACTTATCCCTTAATTTCTTTGGACTCAGGATGTTTGACTTCCAAAAATCATCGCTATTGGCAAACCTGAATAGACTTAGTATCTCGCTATGAGAATAGTTATCTTTTTCTCTCATCAACCTGATCTCATTAGCCCAAGATTCCATAGCTGGTTTTCGATGCTTTGGATTCAAAGTTAAGATCAAATTGTAGATCGTTTCTGCTGTTTCAAGATCACCATTTTCGTAGTGTAGGTTCTTTTTAGGTTTACTTATAGGTTTGTGTCCCATATTTGGTACTGCTTTTGGGGAAATTTGGGCCACCCCCCGTCCCATATTTGGTACTGCCTCTACTGCAAGGAAATACTGATTACTAGAACCCTCAACTTTGATTCTACTAAGCACTTCTTGATCACTTAAAACTCGCAAAGCTTTCAGTACAGTTTTTCTATCTAGCGAAGTCTTTCTTGAGATGTAATTCACACTAGGATTACACTGACCTGTATCACCATTATGACAATCTGATAAGCACAGAAGCACTAACTTCTCAGAGGAAGGCACTTGTATACCCCAAGCCCAGAATGTCGCCTGTGCGCTCATACAGAGCCTCTCAGCGCCATAAACGATGCTAGTTCATCGTTCTTATCTTCTTTTGTCTGCTTCAAACCTTTCTCTCTCCTGCTTTGCGATATATCTAAATGCAATTCGTGATAACCAACGGGTTTTATCCTGCGTTTAATGTGACATTCGTACCCATCATCAGGAAATAACTCGTGATACTTCATCCCAACGCTATCAATAACCTCATTAGCACCGCATCCAGACCAACACTTGATTAATATTTTGCCATTGTCTGCCTCATCGATACAAAGTGAGGGGCTTTTGTCATCGTGTGCTGGGCATAATGCCACCCAACTTCTAGTGTGACCTTTTCTAGCCTTTACTTCCTTGGCGTGATTAAGCTTTGACACTAGCTTGTCTGCTGACATACTGCACTCCTTAGCTCCTTAACTAATTTAAACTCTCTAGCTCTAGTGTCAGGAACATCTTCTTTCCACTGATAGACAGCCTGTACCTTACAGTTAAAGTATTCAGCCACTTCCATAGGTGAACCAAAGAACTCTACTAACTCTTCGTAACTTACTTTCATACATACCTCCAATTGATGTGAGCAGTGAATGTAATGTAGCTTACATAGAATAGCAAGCGTTTTGTTTATTACAAATCGTTAATTGTTTTTTTAAATAAATTAAATTATAGTTCGTACTCAGTTCTGAGGAGGACAATCATATGAAACGACTTACCACTTTAACGCCAGAGCAAATTGCGCATAACGATGCTGTAGATTTACTTTTAGAAGATTACATGACAGGTTCATACCTCTCAGGCTCTATAACTTGGTCTTTCCAAGAGGTTTTAGAGGAAGAATTTGCAATCAGTCAAAGATTACAATTAGTTATGGCTGCATCTTTAAAGAGCGATAGCCGCTTTAGCCCTGCTGACATCAAAACAATTCTTTCAGACTTTACTACTGATTTTGCTAACAATTTTGTAGCAGACCACTACGCTCACGTTGTATTAGAACTAGGGCAGGGCGAATAATGAAAACTAAACACTTAGCAATGGAAAATGGCGACCTAACTGGCTCTAGCATTGGTGACGCTATGTCTGCTCAGGCGCAGGAAGGCTGGCTTGAGTATGACTTAATGGCGACTATGAATAACTATATGAAGTCTAATGATTTTGTTAATGGTTATGCGTTTGCAAAACATGTAGAGGGTTTAGCTTTAGAGTTGTGGCGAACCGAGCAAAAAGCTATAGCAGAGCGCAATGCTGACAAGGAGCTACCATTCTAATGACTCCAATAGAAGCAGACTTCAATCCGGTAAACCATGAGCACCGAGGTGTTAGGTACGAGAAGCATTCTAGGAAGCTAAGGTTTGGAACTAATCGCTTTATATCTGATGCAAGTTGCCACAAGTGCGGATCTTACGTTAGGAGATGGATCCCAAAAACAGATAAGTCAAGATGCGTTACCTGTATGCAAGCGCATTCAAGAAACAGCGCTAAAAAAAGAGAAGCAAGAACGGGTTATGTAGCTGTAGATGTTGAGAAGCGCAGGGCTATAGAAGCTCACCAGGAAAGAGCAAATGAACACTATAACGATCTCTGAGGAGGGATAATGGCTATATATATTTGTGGTTATTGTGACGGCATGAAAGACGATGATTATAATCCGCCAGAAGAGCTGGCTAATTACGACTTAGTTTGTGAGGATTGTAATCTCAATTATTTTAATGAGGAAGGAGAGGAAAATGAATAAGTCAGAAAGTATAAGTAATTTAGCAAAAGCGTTATGTAAAGCTCAGAATGAAATGGGCGGTGCAGTTAAGGATGCAAAGAACCCGTTCTTTAAATCTAACTACGCTGATCTTACAGCGGTCATAAAGGCAATCAAAGAACCGTTTGCTAGCAATGGTCTATCTTACTCGCAGCTCCCTGTTACGTCTGAAGGCGGAGGTGGGATAGGTGTGGTGACCATCTTAATGCACTCTTCAGGCGAATGGCTAGAGTCAGAATTCTATTTACCACTAGCTAAGAAAGATCCGCAAGGTGGTGGTTCAGCGATTACTTACGCTAGACGTTATGCTCTACAAGCAATAGCTGGCATTCCTACAGCAGATGACGATGCAGAGGCTGCGATGATGCGGGGAAAGCCTGCTGAGAAGTCCAGAGATGAGCTGTGTGACGAAGCAGTAACTAAGCACATAGATTCTCTACAGTATATCCGCAGAATGTTAATTGAGCCTACAGACGACAATATAGCTTTAGCTAAAGAAGCGTTTGGCGAGATACCAGAAGAAGATCAACGCGCTATGTGGGTAGCACCAAGTAAGTGTGAAACAGCATTTTTAACAAC